GTGTCCCAAGTTCATTTACACCTGCTTCACATAATCACGCCGCTAGTGAGATTACTTCTGGAACTCTTGCTACTGCTAGAATACCTAACTTAGCTGCAAGTAAAATAACAAGCGGCACGTTTGCTAATGCTAGAATATCTGCGTCAAGTGTTACACAACACGTTACTGGTATATCATCTACGCAATCACAAAAATTAGGTTATATAACAGTAAATGGGGCTGCAAATCTAGACACTATGCAGACTAATATATCGTCAAATGCAACCACTGCTGGTAATGCACTCCCAAAAGCTGGTGGTACAATGACAGGTAATATTGATATGGACAATAATAATCTTGTTGATGTAGGAGATTTTAATATTCCTAGCACACTAACAATACAAGCAGGTGGTGATATTACTGTTGCAGGCACAACAACATTCCAAGAAACAACTGATCATGAATCTCACAGCTCGTGGACAGATAATTCAAAAATAAGATTAGGTAGCTCAAATGATTTAGAAATATATCACGATGGTAGTGATTCTTATGTTAGTGATACAGGAACTGGTGATTTAATTTTAAAAGGTAGCAGTAATGTTAAAATAGAAAGCGCAGATGGGAAAAAGATGTTTATGGGGAATGGCTCGCAATCCTTTTTATATCATGACAATAATATAAAACTACAAACAACAAGTATAGGTGTTAATATAACAGGTAAAATTGATGCAGACTCTATTCATAGACAACCTCATTTTATATCATTTATGATTCAAGGAAATCCATTTGCAGATACACCTGGAACAAATTTTAAACTATTACCTATATCAAGTAGCGGCGGTAGTGCAGCGAATAATTTTTCATCTCCAAATACAGACGCCTATATAGTAGCACCTTATGGTGGAAGAATAAAATCACTTATTATAAGAAACGTTAGGAATACACCTACTAGTGGGCCAACAAGAATAAGAGTTTATAAAAATGGAGCTACAAGTTCAACAACTGGTTACGTCACCCCAACTGGAACAGGTGTGGGTATGTATGCTAGATGGACGTTTAGTGATACATTTAGCCAATACGATAGAATTCAAATGGCTTTTAATTCTAGTAGTAGTACAACAGATTGGAAAGATTGTACTGCAGTTTTAGAAATGCAATACGATAATTATAGTTATTAAAATTAATAAATTATGAAAGAAAATCACGAATATAATATTATAACTGATGGTGATCAAAGATATGTAAATGGAGATCTTATATTTGTACCGTACATGGAAGGCACTAATGATGAAATATATAAGCATTATATTGAAAAAGTTCTAGCATTAGATTGGAAACATTATAAACTTTATTTAACAGGGGGTATTTTACATGGCTGGAAAACAACAGATATAGATATTTGTATTACAGGTGAAGTAGACGATGACTTACCTATATTAATGGAAAAATGTCACGCTATAGGACCTATAGATATATATTACTGTTCAACTGTTGAAGATATTTTTAAAATTTCAACTGACGGAAAAGTATGGGAATTTGCAAAATCAAGGTCAGTATTAGAAGATGGTTTTACTCCATTAAGAGGCGTATGGAAAAAAGACGGTTTATTTTGGATGTCAGAAAAATTTAACGCAAAAGGAAAAACATACGATAAAGAACCTTTAGCATTAAATTAATAAAAGTAAAAATTGCGTAAAATACGTAATGATATAAACATAGTAATAACAATTAAAATTAAATTTTATGGCAAAGAAAACAGATGATTTAAAAATCACAGACGAAGAATTAAAACTAATTCAAGAACAAGTAAACGTTATCAATAATTTGCAAATGCAAATTGGTGGTTTAGAAATGCAAAAACAAATTGCAGTACTTACAGTGCAAAAGTCACAAGGTGAGTTAAGTCAATTACAAAATACACTTGAAGAAAAGTACGGTAAAGTATCTGTAAATTTAACAGATGGTACTATAAAAGAAATTGAAGAAGATGAGCCTAGTAAGGAAGATTAGTATTGGACGAGATTATAAAAATGATGCAATGCACTATGCTGTAGGTCAAGAAGTTTACGGAGGGCACACTATATGTGATATAGTTGAACAAGATGATAAATTTTCTATTTTTATTAAAAAGAAAAATGAAGTTTTACCTTGGAAAGATTTCAATAAAAATATGGCAATTGCAGTCGAATATAATTTGGAATATTAATGCAAAGTGTATTTGATTTTATAATAAAACCAAAATCCAATAGATACGACAATACCAAACAAATCGGTGATTCAGAATTACTGTTAAACACAGAAATATCAGATCACCGGTATGTTAGTCGTGTTGGAATTGTTTTAGCCACACCTAAATACGAAAAAACTGAAATTAAAACTGGTGATGAAGTAATTGTTCATCATAATGTTTTTAGAAGATGGTATGATGTATACGGTGTAGAAAAAAACAGCAGGAGTTATTATAAAGAAAACCAATACTTTGTAAAGTCAGACCAAATTTTTCTTTACAAAAGAAATAATAAATGGCATGCGCCTAAGGGTTATTGTTTTATTAAACCAATTGAATCAAATAATATATTATTAGAAAAAGAAGTTCCATTAAGAGGTATTATCAAATATGTTGATAGCGAGCTTAAAGATATAAATAAAGAAGATTTAGTTGGATTTACGCCAAGCAGTGAATATGAATTTATTGTTGATGGCGAAAGATTATATAGAGTATTAACTAATTCAATATCTATTAAGTATGAACGTCAAGGAAACGAAAAAGAATATAATCCAAGCTGGGCATAAAGCAGTTGAAGAACTGATTAAAGTTGCTAAAGAAAGAATTGTTGATTCGGATGATGATGTTTCAGCAGATAGATTAAAGAATGCAGCGGCAACAAAAAAGCTAGCCATATTTGACGCTTTTGAAATACTTAATCGTATTGAAGAAGAAAAAAATATGTTAGAAGATAAGCCTAAAGAAATTAAAAAAGAAAAAGCTTTTAGAGGTTTTGCGGAAGGGAGGTCTAGGTAATGTATAAACAAACATTATATAACGTTATAGAGCCTATAAAAATTAATACAATAAAAAGGCTTAACAAATCAAAAAAGTGGAAATACGGCTATAATAAAGAGCATGACGTTGTTGTTATAAGCAAGTCTGGTCAGATTGGCGAAATATACCAAATACAAAACTTAAAAATAGCTTTACCTAAGCAAAAAAATATATATAAGTTTAAAACTAACAAGTGGAGTAGATTTGAATATCCAAAAGTTTTAGAAAAAATTAAAACTGTTTTTGATTTTAAACAATATCCACAAGACTTTAAAGAAAAATGGTATGATTACATCGATAATGAATTCACTCGTAGAGAAGAAGGTTTTTGGTTTTACAATAAAGGCATTCCTACTTACATTAGTGGTACTCATTACATGTACTTGCAGTGGTCTAAGATTGACGTCGGGGCTCCCGAATTTAGAGAATCAAATAGATTATTCTTTATTTTCTGGGAAGCTTGTAAGGCAGATTCACGATCCTATGGGATGTGTTATCTTAAGAACAGGAGGTCCGGGTTTTCTTTCATGGCATCAGGAGAGGTTGTTAACTTGGCAACCATATCAAGTGACAGTAGGTATGGTATATTATCAAAGTCCGGTGCCGACGCCAAGAAGATGTTCACAGATAAGGTGGTTCCCATCTCTGTCAATTACCCCTTCTTTTTCAAACCGACCCAGGACGGAATGGACCGCCCAAAGACCGAGCTTGCCTACCGTGTCCCCGCAACCAAGTACACCCGTCGTAAACTTACCGCCGCCGCCACCGACGAAACCTTACAGGATGAATTACAGGGTCTCGACACCACCATCGATTGGAAAAACACCGGTGACAACGCCTACGATGGGGAGAAACTCAAACTCCTCGTACATGATGAATCGGGGAAGTGGGAACGTCCGAACAACATCCTCAACAACTGGAGGGTTACGAAAACCACATTAAGATTAGGTAGTAGAATTATTGGTAAGTGTATGATGGGTTCAACAAGCAACTCGTCAGATAAAGGAGGTGAGGAATTTAAAAAATTATATAATGACTCAGACGTTACAAAAAGAAACCGCAATGGACAGACTCGCTCAGGATTATATTCTTTGTTCATTCCTATGGAATGGAATTTCGAAGGATTCATTGATTCTTATGGAGTACCTGTATTCGAAACTCCCAAAAAAGAAGTTAAAGATGTCCACGGATCAATTATTGATGTGGGAGTTATTAGCCACTGGGAAAACGAAGTTGAAGGTTTAAAAGGAGATCAAGACGCTTTAAATGAATTTTATAGACAATTCCCGCGAACCGAAGAGCACGCGTTTAGAGACGAAACAAAAAACAGCATATTTAATTTAACAAAAATTTACGAACAAATTGATTACAATGATGAAGTCGCAAATCTGTCACAAATTACCGTCGGCAGTTTTACGTGGAAAAATGGAATTAAAGATACAAAGGTCCAGTTTACGCCAAATCCTAACGGAAGGTTTAAAATCAGCTGGGTTCCGAATGTAAAATTACAAAATAATATTATAATTAAAAACGGTATAAAATATCCTGGTAATGAGCATATGGGTGCGTTTGGATGTGATAGTTATGATATATCTGGGACTACTGACGGGCAAGGTTCTAAAGGTTCATTACATGGTTTAACTAAGTTTAGTATGGAAAACGCTCCTGCTAATATATTTTTTTTAGAATATATAGCTAGACCACAAACAGCGGAAATGTTTTTTGAAGACGTTTTAATGGCATTAGTATTTTACGGCATGCCTTTATTAGCAGAAAACAATAAACCAAGACTTTTATATTATTTAAAAAGAAGAGGCTATAGAGGTTATTCAATGAATAGACCTGATAAAGCCAGAAATAAATTATCAGTTACAGAAAAAGAAATAGGTGGAATACCTAACTCAAGCGAGGATATAAGACAAGCTCACGCTGCTGCAATTGAAACATATATTAACGATCATGTTGGTATTACTGGAGATGGAACATATGGAGGCATATATTTTAATAGAACATTAAATGACTGGGCTAAGTTTGATATAAACAAAAGAACAAAATTTGATGCCGCTATAAGTTCTGGGCTAGCAATTATGGCTTGTAATAAAAATAAATACAAACCTAATGTTGAAAGAATAAAATCAAAAGTAAATATTAATTTTTCAAAATACGAAAATAAAGGAACTACATCAAAAATAATAAAAAATTATGGCTGAATCAGTTATGAAAAACTACTTTCCAAGTCAAACGGCTAGCGATGATAAAAAAATCTCGATGGAGTATGGCTTAGAAGTTGCTAAAGCTATAGAAAATGAGTGGTTTAAAAAATCATCTGGTATTAACAGATATTTACAAAATCAAAATAATTTTCATAAACTAAAGTTATACGCTAGAGGAGAGCAAAGCATACAAAAATATAAAGACGAATTATCTATTAATGGTGATTTATCATATCTTAATTTAGATTGGAAACCAGTTCCTATTATACCTAAATTTGTTGATATAGTTGTAAATGGTATAGCTGAAAGAACATATGATATAAAAGCATATTCTCAAGACCCATATGGTGTACAAAAAAGAACCGCATATATGCAATCCTTAATGGTTGATATGGAAACTATATCAATAACCGATTATATACAACAAAATTTTGGAATAAATTTGTCTAATACTCCTAAAGAAAATTTACCAGCTAATGATGAAGAATTGCAACTACATATGCAATTAAACTACAAGCAGGCTATTGAAATAGCTGAAGAACAAGCTATTCAAACAATATTTAATCAAAACAACTACGAATTAACTAAGAAAAGATTCTATTATGATTTAGCCGTTATAGGTATAGGTTGTGTAAAAAATATTTTTACTCAATCAGAAGGTATTAAAATAGAATATGTTGATCCCGCAAATATAGTTTATTCAAAAAGTGAATCACCTTATTTTGATGATTTATATTACATTGGCGAAATGAAATCAGTAAATTTAAATGAACTTAAAAAAGAATTTCCTGACTTAACTAATGAAGACATGGATCAACTGTTAAAAAATGGAGGTGGCAGTTATAATTTAACAAACAGATATACTCAGCAAGCAAGCAAAGCGGATAATAATACTATAGAGGTTTTATATTTTAATTATAAAACTTATATGAATGAAGTTTATAAAGTAAAAGAAACAGCAACAGGCGCCGAAAAAATTATAAGAAAGTCTGATGCGTTTAATCCCCCTAATCATGTTAAAGGATTAAAATTTGAACGTATTGCTAAAAACATAGAGGTTCTTTATGAAGGTGTATATATACCAGGAGCTAAAAAGCTTCTTAAATGGAATTTATGTGAGAATATGTTGCGAGAAAAGAGCGATGTTAATAAAGTAAAATTAAATTATTCTTTGGTTGCTCCTAGAATGTATAATGGGAATATTGAATCTTTAGTAGGGCGTATTACAGGCTTTGCTGATATGATACAACTAACTCATTTAAAAATACAACAAATATTAGCTAGAATGGTTCCAGATGGAGTTTATGTTGATGCTGATGGTTTGGCTGAAGTTGATTTGGGTAATGGAACAAATTATAATCCACAAGAAGCATTGAACATGTTTTTTCAAACTGGTAGTATAATTGGTAGATCATTTACATCTGACGGCGATATGAATCCAGGTAAAGTACCTATTCAGGAAATTAGTAATTCTGCAGGAACAAATAAACTAGCGGCATTAATAAGCACTTATAATTATTATATGCAAATGATTAGAGATGCTACTGGGTTAAATGAAGCTAGAGATGCAAGCACACCTGATAAACACGCTTTAGTTGGTATACAAAAATTAGCTGCCGCTAATAGTAATACAGCAACTAGACATATATTACAAGGAGGTTTATTTTTAACAGCTGAGACTGCTGAAAAAATATCATTAAGAATATCTGATGTATTAGAATATTCTCCAACCGCAAATGCTTTTATACAAAGTATTGGGGCACATAACGTTGCTACATTAGGAGAATTGTCAGAATTACATTTACACGACTTTGGTATATTTTTAGAATTAGAACCTGATGAAGAACAAAAACAAGTATTAGAAAATAATATTCAAGTTGCAATAGGTCAAAATAATATTGAATTAGAAGATGCTATTGATATAAGAATGATAAAAAATGTTAAGTTAGCTAATCAATTGCTTAAACTTCGTAGAAAGAAAAAAATACAAAGAGACCAGCAGTTGGCACAACAAAACATACAAGCACAGGCTCAGGCCAATGCTCAAGCACAACAAGTTGCGGCTCAAGCGGAGGTGCAAAAACAACAAGCGTTAACTCAAAGTAAAATTCAATTAGAACAAGCTAAGAATCAGATGGACATGAATAAATTAATGCAAGAGGCTGATTTGAAAAAGCAATTGATGATGTTAGAATTTGAAATGAACATGCAGTTACATAACGCAAAAAATAATATTGAAAAAGAAAAGGTAAAAGAAAAAGAAGATCGTAAAGATGAAAGAACTAAAATACAGGCCTCTCAACAAAGCGAACTAATTAATCAACGTAAAAATAATTTACCACCTAAAAGCTTTGAATCTGGTGGGAATGATATTTTAAGCGGTGATTTTGGCTTAGGTGCATTTGAACCTAGGTAATATATAAATTGTATAATCATATAATATTTTATTATGGCAGAAAAAATTAAAGCAAAAGTTGTAGAGACTGAAGAAAAGTCTTTGCAAGAAAAAGAACAAGAAGTACAAAAAAATTCTGGATTCGACGAAGAATCTGGTATGTACAAAGTAGATTTAACACAACCACCTAAAAAAGACGAAGATGCCGTTCAAGAACAAGAAACAGAAGATAGCTTGCCTAGCGGAAGCGTCAAGGCTGAAGAAGCTGGGGAAGAAACCGAAGTGGGATTGCAAGAAGTACGACAAGAAGAAGAAGTAGAAGAAGTATCTAAAGAAACTGAGGAAGAAACGATATTAGAAGAAATTACAAATGAAGAAGATACAACTGACGATACAGGAGTGGATGGCAGCGATGAGGTTGCCGAGCCCGCACCGGAACAAGAAGAAATATTACAGGAAAACGAAACACAAGAAAAAATAGAATATCCTGATAATATTCAAGATCTAGTAAAGTTCATGAATGAAACAGGTGGAACTTTAGAAGATTATGTTGCGTTAAATAAAGATTATGAAAAATTTGAGCAAATGGATTTATTGCATGAGTACTACACTCAGGCAAAACCACATTTATCAGTTGATGAAATTGCATTTTTAATTGATGACAAATTTTCATATGATGAAGAAATTGACGATCCAAAAGATATTAAAAGAAAAAAATTAGCTTTTAAAGAAGAGGTTGCGCAAGCAAAAAATCATTTAGAAAATCAAAAGGCTAATTATTATAAAGAAATAAAAGGCGGTTCAAGATTAACACCTGAAGCGCAAAAAGCTATGGATTTTTTTAGTAGATATACTGAAGAAACACAAGCTAATGAAAAAATAACACAATCTCAAAGGAATGTGTTTAACAATAAAACCAATTCGCTTTTTAACGATAAGTTCAAAGGTTTTGAATACAATGTCGGAGATAAGAGATTTAGGTTTAATGTGAAGAATGTAAATGAGGTTAGAGAGACCCAGAGCGACATCAATAACTTTACTAAGAAGTTCTTAGATAAAGAAAATAAGATGGCAGATGCTCCTGGTTATCATAAAGCTTTATTTACCGCGATGAATTCTGACGCTATTGCTCAGCATTTTTATGAGCAGGGAAAAGCAGATGCTATTAAAGAATCTGTTAAAACTGCAAAAAACATCAATATGAATCCACGATCAGGGCATCAAGAGGTTCAAGTTGGAGGCATAAAAGCGAGAGTTTTAGGAGAAGATTCATCTGGAATTAAACTAAAATTAAAAAACTATTAAAACTTTTGAAAAATGGCAAACAATAATGTTTCATTTGCTGGCCCAGTGGCCGGCAGTATAGTTACTCCTGCAGCTCAGAAAATGACGCTAACAAGTAACTATTTAAACTTTCATGGTTCAGGTGGTGCAAACTGGTCACAGCAGTATTTACCTGAATTATATGCTCAAGAAGTTGAAAGGTACGGAAACCGTTCAGTTTCTTCTTTCTTGAGAATGGTAGGTGCTGAAATGCCTATGGCTTCTGATCAAGTTATTTGGTCTGAGCAGGGTAGATTACACCTAGCTTATAATGGTCAAATTAATCCAACTAATGGATTGGTTGATACTATTACAGGAATTGACTCTGGGGCAACAGAGGCTCATGCAATCAGAAAAGGAGCTACGGTTGTAGCTGTTGTTGGTGGTGTTGTATTTAAAGCTTTTGTTAAAATTGGTGTTGAATCTTTTTCAGATAGATTAACAATTGTACCTTACGGTGCAGAAAATGTTAATGACTTATCTGGTATTGCAGACACTGATAACCAAGTTATTAAATTCTTTGTTTATGGTTCTGAATTTAACAAAGGTACTGACAGCATGACTGAATCTGTAGAGCCTGTGTTCAAATCTTTCACTAACAAGCCAATGATTATCAAAGATCACTTTGAAATTTCTGGTTCTGATACTGCTCAAATTGGGTGGGTTGAAGTAAGTGGTGAAGCTGGACAAGCTGGTTACCTATGGTATATGAAAGCTGAAGGAGATACTAGAGTAAGATTTGAAGACTATTTAGAAATGACAATGATCGAAGCAGAAAAATCTGCAGCTGCTGCTGACGCGGTGGTTCCAGCTGGATCTGAAGGTTTATTATCTGCAATTGCAAACAGAGGTATTGTAGCAACGAATCAATTTGATTCTTCTACAACTGCTGGTGATAAACTTGCTGAGTTTGATTTATTATTAAAAGAATTAGACAAGCAAGGTTCAATTGAAGAAAATATGTTATTCTTAGATAGAGACGCTAATCTTTACATTGACGATTTACTTGCGGGATTGAACCCACACGTAACTGGCGGTGTAAATTACGGTGTATTTGAAAACTCTGCTGACATGGCTCTTAATTTAGGCTTTACTGGATTTAGAAGAGGTTCTTATGACTTCTACAAAACTGACTGGAAATATCTTAACGATGCTTCTACAAGAGGTTTAGTAGGTGGATTAAAAGGACTTTTAGTACCTGCTGGTACATCTTCAGTTTATGACCAACAATTAGGTAAAAACGTTAGAAGACCTTTCTTACACGTAAGATATAGAGCTTCTGAAATGGATGATAGAAGAATGAAGTCTTGGATTACTGGATCAGTTGGCGGAGCTACTGCATCAGGTATTGACAAAATGGAGATTCACTATCTTTCTGAAAGATGTTTAGTAACACAAGCTGCTAACAACTTTATCAGATTTGACTCTTAACAATTAATTTAAAGGAATGGGTGCTTCGGCACCCTGCCCTTTATTATAACTTTTATTATATTATATTATGGAAAAAACAAAAAAACAAGAACCTATAAAAAAGGTTGTTGAAAAACCTGTAGAGGTTAAAAAAGAAATTAAAAAAGAATACAAAGACAAAGTGTATGAATTAAATTTAAATAATACACCTATTGTATATGTATTAAAAAGCAGAGGTCTTTTTTGGTTTGATGAAGAGTTAGGATATGAAAGAGAAATGAAATATTGTGAAAACCAAAGAACAGTATTTGTTGATGAAATGAAAGGGCCAGAAAGATTAAGTCATGTTATTTTTAGAGATGGACAATTATTTGTTCCAAAAGAAAAACAAACATTACAAAAATTTTTAGATTTACACCCTTGGAATGGCACTAAATTTACTGAATATAATCCTGTAGTAATTGCTGAAAATGATATGCAATATCTTGAAGCTGAAATTGAAGCATTAAATGCAGCTCAAAGCTTAGATGTTGATAGAATGGAAGCTATATTAAGATCAGAATACGGAAATAAGGTATCTAGCATGAGTTCTAAGGAGATTAAAAGAGATGGATTGCTATTTGCTAGGAAAAATCCTTATTTGTTCTTAGAATTAGCAAATGATGAAAACATAAATATTAGAAATCTTGGAATTAAAGCTACTGAAATGGGTATTATAAAACTATCAAATGACCAAAGAACATTTATGTGGGGCACAAATGATAGAAAACTTATGACAGTTCCATTTGATGAAAATCCATATTCTGCTTTAGCACAATACTTTAAAACCGATGAAGGTGTAGAAGTATATCAAACTATTGAAAAGAAACTAAAGTAAAACAAAATGTAGGTAAGGCCTGCTTTTGTGGGCCTTAACCTATAATAAAAAAATAATGGCAGTAAACGTAAACACAGTATACCAAAGGGTATTAGCTATAACAAATAAAGAGCAGCGAGGTTATCTTACGCCTCAGGAGTTTAATACCATTGCAAATCAAGCGCAGCTTGACATATTTGAGCAGTATTTTTATGACTTAAATCAATTTAGCAGAATACCTGGCAACCAAACAGAGTACTCTGACATGGTTGAAATATTAGAAGAAAAAATAAGTTTATTTGAAAAACAAGGCTCAGTAACTAATAACGGAACAACTCTACCATCAGATTTATACAGATTAGGGTCTGTTTTAACAAATTGCCCTTCTTGCCGAGAAGCAGAACAAATAACTCAAAGAGAATGGTTATATATAAAAACTTCACCAATTGCTACCCCAACAGACGAATATCCTATTTATATAAAAGATAATACTGGAATAAAAGTATATGGCTCTAATAATTCTCAAATAACATCCGGGGTATATGCTAACTATATAAAAACACCAGCCACTGTTTCTTGGGTTGCAAATTCTACAACAGGGCTATATCTTTCAAATAGCTCGGTAGATTTTGAATTACATGCTTCTGAAGAAACAGATTTAGTAATTAAAATATTAGCATTAGCGGGTATAATAATAAAAGACAACTCTATTTATGCTGTTGCTAGTGGAGAAGATACAAAAAGTGTACAACAAGAAAAAGCGTAAAACATGGCATTTATAACTCAAACAAATTATCAATATTATAATACTGGACAAAAGTTTATAGCAACCGCAAATCAAACTCAGTTTTTATTAACGTTAGATCCTCTTCCAACATCAAAATCAAAATTTAATGTTTTTATTAATGGAGTTGAAGTTGATGATAACTTATATACATATTCTCAATCTGGGAATAATGCTGGTAAAGTAATATTTTCTGCAGGTCGAACAGCAGGAGATATTATTCAAGTTACACTCTCCAACCCTATTATTGCCGGAAATTATAGATACATATCTTTAAATGACATAGTTGGTAACTTTATGGTATCTTATGTTGGTAAAGATAAAATAATACCTAGAATAAAAAGAACTGATGTTTTGTTTCATGCTAAAAGAGGCATACAGGAGTTTAGTTATGATATAAGCAAAGTTGAAAAAATACAAGAAATAGAAGTTCCTGATTCATTGGCTATGGTAATGCCGCAAGACTATGTTGATTATGTTCAAATATCTAGAATTGATTCTTTAGGTGTAGAACATCATTTATACCCAGCAAGATTAACTTCAATACCTTCAGAATCTATTGCACAAGCTGGTGATTACTCATATTTATTTGACGATGACGATAGTCTTTTAAAGCAGACACCCGCAACTCAAACAAGATTTAAACAAGCAGATATGGATAATGTAACTGCTACATTTATTGACGATTCATTAGATGATATAGATAGTTTAAATGCAAGAGCAAATGAATATGGCAGAAGATATGGAATAAACCCTGAGTTGGCAACAAGAAATGGTAACTTTGTTATTGATGAACTGAGTGGTCAGATACATTTTAGTGCTGATTTAGTTGGAAAAGTAATAACATTAAAATATGTTTCTGACGGTATGGGAACTGATGCGGAAATGAGAGTTCATAAATTTGCAGAAGAAGCAATATATAAGCATATAGTGTATGCTGTTATGAGTGCTAGATCAAATTCCCCAGAATACGTAATAGCAAGATACAAAAGAGATAGATTTTCAGCAATGAGAAATGCTAAATTGAGATTATCTAATTTAAATCCACGTGAACTTGCACAAGTAATGAGAAATAAATCAAAAGTAATAAAACACTAAGATATGCCAGAAATTAAAAATGCTTTTATTAAAGGTAAAATGAATAAAGACCTTGATGAAAGATTGATTCCTAATGGTGAATATAGAGATGCTGTAAATGTTGACGTTGACTTTTCAGAAGGCAGTGACGTTGGGGCATTAAAAAGTATTTTAGGCAATACTCAAAGAGATACAATAAGTTTACAAGGTGCAAAATGTATTGGTACTGTAAAAGATATTGAAAATAATAAAATATATTGGTTTATTACATCATCAGCAAAAGATTTAATAGCAGAGTGGGATTATCAAGCAAATACATACGATACAATATTAGTTGACCAAAGTAATATATTAAATTTTAATACTGCTAATTTTATAACTGGAGCAAATGTTATTGATGGTATTTTATTTTTTACAGATAATTTAAATGAGCCAAGACAAGTAGATATTGAATATTGGAGAGGCCAAACTTCTGGATCTGCGGGAACTAGCTCTGGGCTAAGTGCAGAAAGAATAACTGTTATTAAAAAATCTCCATTAGCTGCGCCAACTTTAAAAATGAGTAGTTCAGCAAGAGGCGGTTTAGGTACTTCGGGAGATTCTGGTGGTACGGTAATTATGCAGGCTGATTTTGGGTCAACTTCAAGTGTTGGCAATTTAGTACCTTCTATAGATGCTGGGACTTCATTTAATAATGGGAGCTCTGATTTTAGTAAATTTTTAGTAGCAGGTAGTGCTGTAAATCCTAATTATCAAGTTGGAGATGTAATTGTATTAACACATAAATTTACAGAATCTGATGATACTGTAAAAACTATTAAAGCTAGAATAGAATTAACTACTTTTGACGCTACTCAAACTGGCAATAATGTTGGGACATATACAGCTACAGTATTAACTTTATCTGAAAAGGCCCCAGGTGGCACCGTAGCTTATACATGTTCATTAGAAGAAGACGAGCCCTTGTTTAAAGAAAAATTTCCTAGATTTGCTTATAGATATAAATATAATAATGGGCAATATTCTTGTTTTTCTCCATTTTCTAATGCCGCGTTTTTACCAGACCCAACAGTAGGGGGGTTAATAGATGAATCCGATCCTAGCCTTGGAAATACAGGGGTAGAGTATGACGTAAAAGCGGGGTCTAATTTAGCGATGGTTAATAGCCTAAGGTCACTAAAGCTAAGAGATTTAGATCACAATATACATGCTGATGTTGAAGAAATAGATATACTTTATAAAGACTCTGTAAGCACAAATTGTTATTTAGTTGACACTATTAAAAGAAATTCTAGCAATGCTTTCCCAAGTCCTTTAGAATTTGAAGTAAAAGATGATCAAATATTTAAAACTTTACCATCAAATCAATTATTAAGATTATTTGATAGTGTGCCTAGAAAAGCTAAAGCGCAAGAAATTACAGCAAACAGATTAATATATGGTAATTATACTGAAAACTTTAATTTAAAAGATTCTAGTAATCCGCCAGCAAATGTAGAGCCTGTTTTTTCAGTAGGTATACATAATAGATATAATCCTACTGATTCAAATTATGATAATGTTAAAAAAGAAAGACAATCTATAAAGTCAAAAAGAACATATCAATTTGGTGTTGTTTATATGGATGAGTTTGGTAGACAAACGCCTGTGTTAACAAGCAAAACAGGTATTGTAAAAGTTGGGCAAGAAGGAGCTTCTTTTTCGACTAGATTTAAAGCAGCTATAACTTCCAACCCACCTTCATTTGCAAAAACTTATAAATATTTTATAAAAGAAATATCATCTAAAACACATAACTTTATAGGCGATAGTTTTTATCAAGATAAAGAAGGATTTATATATGTTGCAATACCATCTGCAGATATCAACAAAGTAGACGTTGATGATAAAATAGTGCTTAAAAAGAAAAGAGGTAATGATATTTCAAATATTACAGAAGAATTTAAAGTATTAGATAAATATACTACCCCACCTCCGTTTTTAGCTAAACCTTTAAAAGAGGTGTATGTTCCAGACGTATTTGTATTTAGTAAAAACCTTGAACAGGATAGAGATCTACATGTACTAAAGCCTGGATCCTCGCCTGTGCCGGGTAGAAATAGAATAACTGTTGCCGCAATGTATAAATTGCAGGAAACAAATATTGATAGTAGTAACACAATTGGCGATGATACTAAAAGGGGTGTAAGTAGGGAGGCATATGCTTTTTTAAACCCAGGGGCAAGAGTAAAATTTGTTACTGGATCTGGAGAAACAAACGTGTATACAATAGCAAACAAAGAATTAGATTTAGGAGACGATAATGATTTTGAATTGCATTTCACACAGGAATTTGGAGATGATGTAAAAATTCTTTATGATGATTTTGACAGAGATAAACTACTTAATCCTAGTGGTAATGTAAATGTTGGGGCTACATTAGTTGGTGGTGACTCATCTTTAAACGTAAGCACTACTAGCGGCGGAAAACATTATGGAGGCGGTATAAAAATGGTTGTTGTTGATACTGTTGATGAAAGCGGTAAAGAAGAATATCAAGGTAAATTTTTTATAAAAATAAGAAATAATACTAACTTATTAGCAGAATTAAAAGGTGAAGAAGATATAAATAATCTACAAGTATTAAGTACAATATCTTTAGATGGTAATCAGACTGATGATGACCCAAGACAATTTCATATGTACGGCGGTGGTAAAGCTAATACTGATTCATCTGTAACAAGATTAGGCGGCTCTAACCCTTTAACCCCAATGGATGGTGGTTTTAGAGGAGATACTAATCATGGTACTGGCCAAACTGCAACTGATGGTCAATCTTATAATCCTTCAAGAGGATTTATTACTAACGCAGAACTAGATCAAGGGTATCATTTTTGTATAAGAACAGATTTAGCATACGCTAATAAAAGTTCAAAATATGCAACGCTTCCTTTAGTTACTGGTTTAGAAAAGTCTCCGTCTAATAAAAATAATTATAATACAGATAACCCAGTTTATTTAAAATTTGATAGATCAAGAACACAAATTGCGGCGGGCCAAGCGGCAGATAATAATATATATAAAATAACAAGAGTATTTAAATATCTTGAAAGAGGTGGGAGTCTTGCTCAGTTTAACGATGGAGATGCTGTTTATTTCATAAAGCTAGATAAAAATTTAGCCCAAGATTTAATTTTTAACGGAGATGTAGAGCCCGCAACAACTGGTACGGAAGCTAATATAATGCAAATATCAGTCCTCGAGTTTAGAAAAGATGACCAGCTTGTAGGTATACCAGAACCACCTATATTTGAGGTATTACCTAAAGATGATGTTGACATTGATATATATTTTGAAACACAAGAAGTTTTTACAATAGCATCTGATGGCACAAATGATCATGGTAATGTTAATGTATTATCTTACTATAATTGTTTTTGTTTTTTAAATGGAGTTGAGTCTATGTCTATTGGAGATACTTTTAATGGCGCTTCATTAGGAAAAGGTGTTAGAGTATCAACTGTTTTTGAAGATAAACCATATATAGAAGAAAATCATAAAAATAATTTAATATTTTCTCAAATATATAATAATAAAAACGGGTTAAATAGATTAAATCAATTTATTATTGCAGAAGATATTACTAAAGAAATTAATCCAGATTATGGTAGTATACAGTTATTACATACTAGATATAATGATATAATTGCATATTGCGAAAATAAAGTTGTAAAAATATTAACTAATAAAGATGCATTATTTAATGCCGACGGGAATGTTAATGTTACATCTAATAAAGCAGTTTTAGGGCAGGCAATACCTTACAATTCTAATTATGGTATAAGTAAAAATCCAGAAAGCTTTGCTTTTTATACACATAGAGCATATTTTACAGATAGAAAAAATGGCGTAGTTGTAAGGCACTCTATGGATGGTATGGAAGCTATATCGGATTATGGTATGAAAGACTTTTTTAGAGATGCGTTACCGGCTAATACTGGTTATATGGTGGGATCTTATGATATTAGAAAGCATCAATATAATATTAGTACTCACCCTACGAATGCAAATAGCACTATTTCTTTTTCTGAATCAATAAATGGGTGGGTAAGTAAAAAATCATTTATTCCAGA